ACTTGACGATGGTGGTGGCGCAGCTATTGAAATCGACGGGCTTGCAGGTAACTCAACCCGTTGCATCCAAAAACACTTCCACAGCAAAAATCGTGTCGATGGTCAGAGTGTGTTGTCGCATATCCGTCTTGGTCGCGCCAATGCAGTCACGCTTGAGCAGTGTCACCCCGATGGCACTGTATCGCGTCCTGACATTTACTCGGCTGCCGCTGCATCTTACGGATGGCTCACTCGCACCCAATTCACCAAAGTCACTGCACAGGTCGGCTATGGCGTGCCACGTCCTCATCCCGATGCTGCTCGCGTCACTGATGGTTGGTATCAATCTGTCGGAACAACTCGTTTAGGAAACGGAGGTATTGACTGCTACGGCGCACTGATTGGCACACGTCTGCGCATCGAAGTTCCTGCCGTAACTGGTGGCGAAGGTCGCGCAGATGTAATCGGCGGCAATAGCGGTAAGGCATCGGTACGACTCGGGACAACCAACAATATAAACACGTTCCGTCTGCAATTCTTCGGATCAAGCGGCAATGCGTATGTCCGTAATTTTGCTGGCAATACGCTCTACGAAGTTCCGACAGGTAGTTATCACAATTTCCAATTTCGTGATGCTGGAACAGGCACGACCACAAGCCGCGCTCGCTTAACCGAAACCAGTTTTGACGTTTTGAACGGCCTGCGCATCGGTGCGATTGGCGTAGGCGGTGTACTTGTTCGATCAGGCGCAGGAAGCCCCGAAGGTGTGCTTACTGCAAACATTGGCTCGCTGTATCTGCGCACCGATGGCGGCGCAGGCACAACGCTTTACATCAAAGAGTCCGGCGCTGGTAACACTGGCTGGGTGGCGAAATAAGAGGGTAATGCAATGTCTTTAGTAGTCCCAATGAGTGGCAACAACATCATTTTTGCTGGAACGCTGACTGATACAGAGGAGTTTCCCGTATCTGCTCGTGGTCGGCTTTTATCTGTGTTTATCACAGGCAGTCTTGGAAACTCGATTACCGTGCATGGTGGTGTTCGCAATGCTGCTGGTGATTATGTGTGGGAGTTGATGGCGACATTGACTGTTGATGCATCTGGTATTGATACTGCGCAACTGGTTAATTTTGGTCATCCGTTTGTCAAACTCGAAAATGCCAGCGGAACACCAAAAGCCACTGTGACTTGGAGTAATTAACATGGCTATTATTAATCCAAAATACGACCCCCTTGAGTTGGGTGCCGGTGCACCGGCTACAGTGCGCGGTACTGTGCTGACAGGTTTGTCTACAGCTACAGCCACACCAGTTACAGCAGCAGATACTGTTTTAGTGGCGGCGGGTAAGTTGCAAGCGCAAGCGACTGATAATGCTGCTCTATTACCGTCGTTTTTTGATACTGCGTGGTACAAGACCGGATATTATTATGATGCTGTTTACCCGTACTACACGACCATATCGCCGACCACAGGTACGGTAGGTGTACTGTATCTCAACAAGCGCAAGATTTTGGATGATGTGACGTTTAACCAGTTGTCAGTCAACGTGACAATAGCAGCAGCAAGTAGCAATGTTTTTTATGGCGTATATGCGTCTGATGCAAATGGCTTGCCTTCGACGCTATTAGCGTCGGGTTCGGCAAGTAGCGAGACAACAGGCCTTAAATCAACCGCTGTGACGCTTGCTTTGACAAAAGGGCAAGTGGTTTGGGATGCGTATCTAAATACGGGTGCAGCGGTCAGTGCTACTGCATTCCAGCCGATTTTTCAAGATGGGGCGGTGAGTTCAATAGCCAACGGCACTGTAATGCTTACCAGAACAAGCCAAACATCACTACCTGCGGACGCGAGTGTTGGCGGGGCATTTAGTCTGCTGACAACGTCAAGAATTCCCCGTGTCGCACTGAGGGCTGCATAATGATCAAATATATCGAAAAAGGTATTGGCCTACACGAGCATTTAAACATGCTTGGACTCGGCATCGCAAATATCGACGGCATCTGGCAATCGGTTAATGGTGCAAGTCACGATGATATAAACGCCGCTATCGCTGCATACGTCGCTCCCGTGCCTGATCTAACGCCGCGTCAGTTCAAAAGATTTTTTGCTCTGTCAGGTTTGGATGTTTTTATTGATCAGAGCCTGCCTGCTTTACGCGCCGCTAATCCCGAGCTGTATGCCGATGTGGTCAGTCAGTTAGATGGGGGCAAGGTGTTTTATTGGGCGTTGACCAAGCATTTTATGACTCAGTTGCTAGAGATTTTTCCAAATGCACCCGCTGTTGATTTTGAACAGCTAAGGCAGTTGTGGATAGCTCAGTCAGATCATCATGTGCAACTTTAACCGATGGATCTTTACATCTAAAAAAGGAAGGAATCATGCACGGGGCGCAGCAAGCACACTGACAGTTGCGGCTTACGCTAAAACTGTATTGCTCAAATTAGAAGTTTAAGGGAGGGGTCTATGAGCGATCAAAGCGTATCGGCAATCTTAGCAGCAACTCACAAAACTGATTTGCTGCTGATTGGTTGCGGTATTGGGCTAACGCTTGGCGTAACGGCTGGGATTTTATACCCGTTGCCCGAAAGCAGCCGTGTTAAGTCGCTGTGGTTTAAGGCTTTATTGTCGGTCAGTGGCGGCTTGTCCGCATTTGTCTACGCTTTGAGCGAAGGTGCAATCGACGAAATGACGATACTATGGGTCGCTGGTGTCGCATTTGCTGCTCCAGCTGCTGCCGAGGCATTGCATACCATCACAGTCGGCATCGTCACCGGTGCCATCGAGGGCATTGCCCGTAAGTTGGGGGGCAAATCATGATTTTTCCACCGTGTTATCTGTGGGCAATCTGCCTGTTGTTGTGTGTTGCTGTTTTATTTATCCCCGACCGATACTGCAATACATCCAAGCGGATAATTAACAGCATCGTGTTATGTGTGATTATCGCGTCACTTGCAGGCATGCAAGATTACATCACGGTGTCTGTGCTGTTTTTGGTGCTCGCTATTATTGTGTTTGCAGTCGGCATATTGCACGATCGGTTTGTGGGAGTGAGTCGAAATGAGTTTTGAAAAGGCAATTGAGCGCGTCTTGGCTCACGAAGGCGGTTATGTCAACGATCCGCGTGACAATGGCGGGGAGACCAACTGGGGTATAACCATTGCTGTCGCTCGCGCTAATGGCTACCAAGGCTCAATGCGCACTATGTCCCGCGTGCAAGCCAAAGCGATCTATCGCAAACAGTATTGGGATGCAGTCAAAGCTGACCAACTGCCTTTTATCATCGCCTACCAGTTGTTTGACGCAGCAGTCAACCATGGCGTCCGCCGTGCCGTCATGCTGATGCAGCAATCCGTAGGCACAACGCAAGACGGGGTAATTGGTGGTAAGACGATACAAGCGATCAACAGCCGTGATCCACGGCAACTGGCCTTGCTGTTTAACGCGGTGCGGCTTGAGTTTTATGCAGGATTGGGCGACTTTGCGCATTTTGGCAAAGGATGGACGCGCCGCGTTGCTGCTAATCTGCGGTTTGCAGCGACGGATTAATATCCACCGCTTAAACATATCCCAAAAACGTGTCGAAAATACCGCAGAAAATCGACATGAAAAAGCCGCAACGTGTGCGGCCTTTGGTTACATCTCCACCGCATCATCACCGTCAATATCAGGGGTGTCGTTGCACCCCAAGTCCTGCTCTAGCCAAGGGGTCATGGCGCTGTCCTCAATTCGACTAATTCGTTGTTTCGCGCCATCTCCAAAAACACCTCAAGCTCCGCGTAGTTTTTAATCCAAGCGTGTTTTCCGTTTGCGTGCGGGTAGTTTGGTGAGTTGCCGTAAAACGCCACGCTGTACTCATAGCGCAAATCTTCTTGAGCGCGAAAACCTTCTTCCCAAAAAGCAATAACGGCGCGAACCTCGCCATTTCTGAATGAGTGCCAATCTCGCTCGCTCACAATCCGCTTGTCACAATCGCTTTGTTTCCGATCAAAAAAACTCATGACCCGCTCCGCGCTTTGGCGATGGCTTGCTCAATTGCATCCTCAGCCGCTAGTCGCGCCAGATGCGTGCCGCCTTTGATTTCAGCAGGCACGCGCTGCTCGTCAGCAAGATCAAAAACTTCTTTCGCGAGGTCGAGTCGCCCAGCGTCAGCTAGATACACGACCGCGTTGTAGATACCACGAACATCTTTCATCACATCATCCTCAATCTAGGTATGCCCCACCGAGTGGGGCTGTGGGTAGTGGCATCCAATGGGAGGGGTAGACAACATGCGGAACGTGGGATGTGTTGATTAGCCAACTGCCGCTAAACGCTTCGGTGTAACGCGCAACAAACGCGCCGCTGTGATCGCCATACTCGCTGTCAATCACCAAAACCCATGTGCCGTCTTTTGGTGCTGACTCCATCCCTCGCCACTCCTGCGCGGCTTTGAGTGCTGCGAGTTCGGCTTGCAACTTTTCGATCTTGATTGCTTGCATGTGGTTGTCTTGCTCAAATTCAGCAAGGCGGTTTGCAGCATCTTCGACCCATTCAACTGCGTCCGCGATTTGCTCGTTGTCGTCAAAACCTTCTTCAATGCCTTTGATTACATCTTTTGCTTTCATCTCATCATCCTCAGTTGCCCCCGAAGGGGCGGTGGGTTATCCAAAAAACGGATGGTAATACATCACCAATGCTGTCATCAGCGCGACAAACACGCTGACCATGATCGGTAGTGAGTCAAACGGGCTAAATAGCCCGTTTTGGTGGTGGTCGTTTAGGCGCATGCTGCAAGCTCCTTTGCTTTGTCTTGTGCCAAGTTATCAAGATGCTCATTCAATGCAGCTGCCTGCGCAAACGTCAATTCGATGGGCATGTCTTGCACGCACCAAACATCATCCGACCAATTGACCGCTTCGGCGTTGCCGATAACGCTTGGCTCATCGTAAAAAACCGTGTAGTCGCGGTCGTCATACGGTGCAAGACCGTGTACGGTGGCTGTGCATTGCGATGGCGCAAACTCAAGCTTGATATTCAGGCTGATAAACTCGCAGCCGTTGACAAGATTGAATGCGCAGTTGTCGCCGTCCATTTCGACCGACTTAACGTCGAACTGCATGTGTGGATAGGATGGTGCTTTCATGAGTAAATCTCCTCAGCCAAATGCTCAAGTCCAAGGTCTTGTAGCTGGTGCAGATCAATCAAAAACTGGTTTTGAATGTACGCCATGTGCTGAATGACTTCTTCTGCGCGATACTTAGCGCCTTCGGTTGATGATTGATCAGCAATAACTCGCTGAGCTGCCGCCTTGACCTCTTCGCGCTGATCCCACTTGATCAATAAGCCTTTCATGTTTTGTGTTCCGTTGACTTGGTAAGGCGATAATCACACTTTACTGCTACGCTGTCAACATAAAATTGCTGCAATGTAGCAAAAAGATGCTACTATACAAAAACCAGATAACGGGAGCGGATATGAAAACCGATTGGAAACGAATACTGAAAGAGTTGCGTCGACACGGCATGACTCATGATCAAATTGCAGAATACCTGCAAAGAAATTGGCTTGAGTACACGAAAAGCTCTGTTGACAAACTCTCGCAAGGCAAGATTAACGAACCGCCACATAGTGTCGGCCAAGCAATCCTAAACCTCCATCAACAAAAAACCCGCGATTAAGCGGGCTAAAGCGGCGGTGAGTACCAAGTCAACGCCGAAGGACACACGAGAGGATAGTAACATGAAACACGACGAGGTATCAACAGAGCAGCTTGCCGCCAATCTCGAAAAGCAGGTTGAGCAGTTGCGCGACACAATTACGGGCAGCGGCCTTGTTGACGACGCTATCGAATCCGCCCACAGCCGTGAAAAAGCCGAGTTGCAAAAAGCTTTGGCTGCGCGGATCAACGAAGTGCAAAACTTGGCAGCAGACGTGGCGTATGAGCGTGAGAAAAACACGACTCAGGCCGAAAGCATCGGGCAATGCTTGGATGAAATTGACCGCCTAAAACGCCTTGTCGCCCTGCGCACCCAAGACCTTGCCGTGTATCAAAAAGAGCTTGAAGCAGCCAATAATCGCGCCGACGATGCTGAGTACAAAGTCGCCGAGCTTGAGCGCGATTTGGTTGTACAACGCGCATGGACATGGTTGTTTGTCTTGCTCGCCTTTGTCGCTGCTGTTGTTGGGGTGGTCAAATGATCAAAATGGACAAAACCTTTAAACCGCCAGTTCGCCCATCCATTGAGCCAAAGCTGACCGAATCCGCCAAACTTGCCGCCGATATGGCCGCGTTTTTGGCAGCCGGTGGGCAGGTGCAGCAGGTGCAAGCGGTGTTTGACTTTAAAGATCCGCAAGGCCGCGTCCCTGTGGTCGGTAGTACCGCATACCGCGTGCTGATTGCGCTGTATCGCAATGCTTTGGCAAGCCCACCGCCAAAGCTTAAAAAGAGCGATGTTGTTAAGGGTGTGGGCTGGCTACGCACTTGGGGCTGGCAGATTGAGTCGATCCCGTTTAAGAGTAGCGCGTTTATTGGCTACAGGCTTGTACGTTAAAACAAAAACCCCGCGTCATGCGGGGTTATTTATTGCTGATATCGGTTATACCGATACTAGCTCAAGCGGGTTGACCTTGCTCAATGGCTAATTCGTCATGGCGCTCTTGGGAAAATGCCCAATCAGCATTACGGTCGTGCATCAAAGTGGCGATATCGAGCGGTACAATCATCATTGCAGGATGGACAATGACGTTGTGCACAAACTCGCGAGCAAAACGCTTATCTGTGCTGATTTTGATACCCAAGCCAACAGCTAATCCCAACAGCACAAATTGAATACGGCTCATTTTTCATGCTCCAAAAAACCATACTATCAATATTGGTCATAATAGAGCCATAATTATAGCACAGCGCCAATTGCTCGCAACGCACCATCTACACTATTTACCACGACCACATGCCCCTGCCACACCCGATGCCACTCGACCTGATCAGGCGTGAGCTTTTGTGCCGATGGCGGTTTGTTGCCGTCCTTCAATTCTAACAAAAACAATCTGTTACGGTATCCCACAAGCAAATCTGGACACCCATTGCCAACCGCAGCCAACGACTGCACAACAGCCCCGATCTGCCGCAAGGCTTGCACAATCTCAGTTTGGTTTGCGTCTACTTTTGCTGCGCGGCGCATGATGTGTACTCAGGTGGTTTTGCTTATGATAGCAAAAAGCCGTCGAACTCTGACCCTCGACGGCTTTGCTTGAATCTAGGATTCGATTAGGTGCAAGTGACTACGTTTTCCAGACGGCATTTCACTAGCATGTTAGGCAAGCCCAACAAAGCAATCATACCACACCACCCCACCATGTCTAATCAGTTTTGCTTATTGATTGGAGCGGATTGATAAAGGAAAGTTATTAGAACAGGGCTGTAATGTTTACGCCATACACCTCAAGCCAAGCCTGCGCAGGCCATGACTTTACTTTTCCCCAGCGTGGATCAACCACTTCAATGGGTTTGATTGCTCGATCCTTGCACCACTTCTTGAGCGGCTGCCATTGGTATTGGTCGCGGGTAGCGTTTTCGATGGCAATGATTGTGGCGTGTGATTTGCATCGGCCTAACTCGGCTTGCAGCGTGTTGGCTTTGCGTACGGCATGTGATGCGGTCGCCATTGCTGTGGCTTCGCGTCGGTTGCCGATTTCGGCCTTTGTTGCTACTGCATGGTCGCGTTCGATAGCTAGGCGCTCTTTGTCCTCCTCAGCCTGTACCAAGGCGAGCAAAGCCTCTTTGTATGTCAGGGGCAATGTTACAGGCTGCACAACTTGGTTTTTAGTCGCCATCCAATAATCGACAAGCTTGGCGGTGTATTCTGGGCATAGCTGGGCGACGATGATGTATGAGTCGCGTTCGTTGACCACATAGACAGATTCGGTGCGATTGCGACCCATTGAATCTTTAAATTGTTCATCCTCAATTTGAGGACGGACAATTACCGCCTGATCTGCAAGGTTTTCGATGGTGCGCTTGACGTTGTCATGGCGCTTTTCGACGACGACAGCAATTTGCTTGCTTGTCATGGTCTGGCTGGGTGTTGCATTGATCAGGGTGTGCATATTTTGCATCCATAAAAAAGCCTTAGATTTTGCAGTAAGGTGAAAGAGGGTCACGACACCCACTTACTGCAAATCTAAGGCTATTCGTTTGTCGTGATTGCTGTAGCGGTGCTGATCGACTTTCACCCCGACCAACAAAGCAATCATACCACACCATCCCATTCTGTCTAATCAATTTTGCTTATGGATTGGCGTGGATTGATAAAGGAAAGTTATTAGATACCGCACGGCCTGCGTGCTACTATCATTGAGCCGCCACACATGGGAGTAGCTACCCGTGTGCATGCTATCCCTGTTTGGCTTGGCGGCAAATCATCTTATAACAGGGCAAAACTTAACAGGGAGTCATGGCATGTCAAATGCTATCGTAAACCGCATCCGCTCGGCAGACCTGCCGCCAACCGAAAAGTTTATCCTCTGGATCATCTCTGATATTGCGAATGATGCAGGCTTTACTGCTGACTATGCGCCTATTCCGCGCCTACAAAAAGAGTCTGGCTTTAGTCGGCAGACGGTGATCAGCGCGATCAAGCGTCTAGAGGATCAAAACATTATCAAAGCTGACCGCTCAAATGGTCGTTTAACCGCTTACTCTGTCAATCCAGAATACAACATTAACGCAGCCAAACCAGTCAACCTGTTAGACGGGTACAATAGCTATACCGGTCAAACTGTCATGCAAACCAGTCTAACTGATCAAGACAACCAGTCTAACTGGCATATGCAACCCGTCACGGAGGTTGACTCTATCCATCATATCCATCATATCCCTCTTATCCCACAAACGCCCGATGCTGAAAAAACCGAAAAACAAGACAAGCCAAAAAAACAAAAACCACGACTAACGGCAATGCCAAAGGATTTTGAGTTGTCGGTATCGCCAGCAGTCAAAGCATGGGCAGAAAAGAACGGTCATACGAACCTAGAAGCTCACCTTGAGCACTTTGTTGGTTATGCAAAAGCACGAGGGGCAACATACGCAAACTGGGATCAAGCTTTGATGAACGCCATCCGTGGTGATTGGGCAAAGCTTAAGGGTAAGACATGGCAACAACCTAGCCAACCAGCACAACCAGCAGTTGAGCCACTGACCCAACCTATCAAACACAAATACGCTACTCACGACACCGTAGCAGACCCCGCAGCCCTCGCACGTCTGCGCAGCATGTTGTAAGGACACGATCATGATTAATTTGTCAGATGTACGTTTTGAGCAAGCCACACTAGCGGCGCTTATGTCCATCGACGCGGCTTATGACGAGGTGTGCGATAAGCTGTACATCGAGTCTTTTTTGGCAGAGCGTCATAAAGCCATTTTTGAAGCGATTACAGCGGTTAAAAAAGACGGTGGTAGGGTTGATGCTGTTTTAGTCATGGAGTGGCTAGAATCGCGTAAAAAGCTAGCTGTAGCGGGTGGTCAGCAGTACTTGATGGATTTGCTCGCTAACTCACCGGCTAGTTTGTTTAATGTCGGACTGTATGTTGACCGGATGAATGATCTCGCTATACGCCGGTCGAGCAAAGAAGCACTGATCAAAGCGCAGGATCAACTGATCCATAATCCTGACCGATCAGCCACGGACGTAGTGAGCGACGTGATCAGCGCGCTCACTAACGCAACCACCTTTGATACCGAGAGCGATGCGGTGGATATGGGCGCTGCACTCAAAGCGCAGATTGAACACATGCAATGGCTCGCTGAAAATCCAGATGGATGCTTTGGCGCTAAGACGGGGTTTATCGAGTTGGATAACCTGATCGGCGGCATGGCCGAAGGAGACTTGATTATCGTCGGCGCTCGCCCGAGTATGGGCAAAACCACGTTTGCGATGAATGTTGTGGAACATGCCGCATCATCTACAAGCGACCCGTGGCTAGTCATCTCGCTTGAAATGCCGACATTGCAGCTCACGCAGCGCATGCTGTCGTTTTGCGCGGGGGTGAGCTTAAACAATATCAAGTCAGGGCGACTCGACGAGGATGAATTGACGCGATACGGTGGGGCGGTGATGCGGCTGCAAGAAACCAAGCTGTCTTTTAATGATAAGGGCAATCAGACATTGTCTGAGGTGCGGCGGCAAGCTGTAGCGCTTAAACGCAAACACGGCAAGATTGGCGGCATCATGCTTGACTATATCGGGATTATGGGCGGCATTGATCCCAACAACAAAGTCAACAGCATTGGCGAGATCAGCAAAGGGCTAAAGGCTTTGGCTAAAGAGCTAAAGTGCCCGATCATTGCCCTGTCGCAGCTTAACCGCTCGCTTGAGAGTCGCCCCAACAAACGCCCTGTCATGTCAGATTTGCGTGAGTCGGGGGCGATTGAGCAGGATGCGGACATCATCATGTTTTTGTATCGGGACGAGGTTTATCATCCCGAAACACAAGCTAAGGGCGTGGCTGAGGTGATCGTGGCTAAACAGCGAAACGGGGCTATCGGCAAGGTGGCATTGGGTTTTGAGGGGCAATACAGCCGCTTTGTGAATCTGCGCGGCGCTTATGACTTGGGAGATGAGTGATGGACAAACTACAGGCAATTCGCGACCGACTGCCGCACTTAACAGTCAATGCACCCGATGGATTTGCCGACCCCAAAACCGAGCGACTCGCCTACGCGGTAGCCAAGTACAGCCAAGCTGTCGAAACAGACGGGCAGTGGTGGCAGTCGTGGGATGTGGTGCGGGATTTGATCTGCGCAGGGTTAGCGTGCCCACCGAATACCGCCGATGCGTGTTTAAACGAGCTTTGCAAGCAGGGCAAGTTTGAGCAGCGTGATGGAAAGATCAAAATTAGACTAGACAATAGTCTTTGAGTGTGGCAATATTCTGTTGTTCCCGATCAATTCCGAATCGGGTGGGAGTGTAAAAAATGTTGAAATCAGAACAGATCAACGAACTGAGTGCGGCGCTTGCCAAGGCTCAATCTGAGATCGAAAACGCAAGCAAGACCAGCAGCAATCCTCACTTTAAATCCAAGTATGCCGACCTAGCCGAAATCCTGAACACGGTTCGCCCCGTGTTTAGCGCACACGGCTTAGCTATCGTGCAAATGCCGAGTTTTGAAAGCGGTATTGCTCATGTCGAAACCTTGTTGACTCACAGCAGTGGCCAATGGATCAGCAATGTGTGCAGCGCACCTGTTGGCAAGCAAGACGCGCAAGGCGTTGGTAGCGCAATCACCTATCTGCGTCGTTATAGCTTGGCAGCGTTTGCAGGCGTGGCTCAAGAGGATGACGATGGCAATAGCGCCGTAGGAAAACATGCGCCACAACAGCAGGCAGCAAAGCCACAACAACAACCAATGACCGCCGAAATCATGGAAAAGGCTGCGCAGTCGATCCGTGACGGCAAAGCAAACGTGCAGCGTATTGCTAAGGCCTACATCCTGAGCGACGAGCAGCGAGCGGCGCTGATCGCTATTGAAACCCAAGCACTTGCGGAGCAACAAGCATGAAAGGCGTAAACAAAGTGATCCTAGTTTGCACACTAGGCCAAGACCCTGAACTCAAGAAGTTTGGCAATGGCGGGCAGATTGCCAACGTATCGGCAGCGACATCTGAGTCATGGACTGACAAAAACACGGGTGAGCGTAAAGAACAGACCGAATGGCATCGACTTGTTTTTAATGGTCGCTTGGCTGAGGTGGTGCAGCAGTATCTGCGCAAGGGCAGCAAAATCTACGTTGAGGGCAAGCTATCTACGCGCAAATGGACAGATCAAAGCGGTCAAGATCGTTATGTGACTGAGATCAAGTGCGATCAGATGCAAATGCTTGACAGCAAGCCGCAGGATAGTGGCGGTCAGCGTCAACAGCAAACGCGTTCACAGCCGAAAAGCCGTCATGATGACCTAGATCAAGATTTGCCATTTTAGAATGGATATTATTTAGAATGGATGGTACAATAGCATTCCGACCAAAGAGTGCTATTGTATGAAACATTGTAAGAAATGCGGTGAAGAAAAGCCACTAAGCGAGTACTACAAACACGCTAAGATGGCTGATGGACATTTGAATGTCTGCAAAGATTGCAAGCGATCCGATGCAATCAATGTAAGAAATTCAAACATTGAGTATTACCGAGCTTATGACCGAGCGCGAGCAAATAACCCTGAGCGCGTCCAGTCGCGTGAGAATTACGCCAAGTCAGAAAGCGGAAAGGTTGCTCAAGGTGCGGCAAAAAAGAGATTTTCCGAGCGAAATCCTGTAGCCAGAAAATGCACCCATGCTGTGAACAATGCGGTTCGCGATGGAAAGCTAATCAAGCAACCATGCGAAGTTTGTGGAAGCACAACAAAAGTGCATGGTCATCATGATGATTATTCAAAGCCCTTAGATGTTCGATGGCTTTGCCCAAAACATCATGCTGAATGGCATAAGCGCAATGAGCCAATCAACCGAAACGGTTAATCAACAACATACGCGCCTAAGTGATTAGGCGCACGAGGGCACACCATGAACCTATACGACTACGGCGACGAACTCGCCGCCAAGATTGCCGCCGTCCAGCAGATGATCGAGGATGGCGAGGAAGTTGAGGGCAAAGCGGTGCAGGCCGCTTTGCGTGACATGGTAAGCGCCGAGGGCGATTTGCACGCCAAAGCTGCAAACGTGGCGCTGTATATCCGTGAGCTTAAGGCGCAGGCCGAAGCAGTCAAGGCCGAACAAGATCGGTTGGCAAAACGTCGAGCAAGCCTTGTGCGTCGGGCTGAATCGCTCACTGACTATCTGCTGGGCGCATTGCAACAACACGGCATTGATCAAGTTAAGACGCCGTTAGTGACGGTGTCGGTGCGGATCAATCCGTGGTCAGTTGAAGTGGCAGACCCAAAGGCATTGCCGCCTGAATATCTGACGGTTAAGGTTGAGCCGAACAAAAAGGCGCTGTTGGCTGCGCGTGAGTCGGTGCAGTTTGAGGGCGTGACATATCAAAAATCCATCAGCTTACGCATCAGTTAATCAGTAAAACTGATTGGACGAATTGAGCGGTTTTTGACAATATCACTTGTGTGGCTAGGAGGCATCCGAAAGCGTGAAACGTCTGGCACGTTGCCACACACTCCACTAGACGAAACCTGTAGACGAGGTTCACCACCGTGTAGGTGGTTTAGAAGTGCTGTACTTGTCATTGATCATCGTTAAAGCTGTTCACCACCGTGTAGGTGGTTTAGAAGTATAACGCCTGCGTTTTGATCGTCCATCATGCGTTCACCACCGTGTAGGTGGTTTAGAAGACAACGGGACACAAGCCGCGATAAGGGCAGGCGTTCACCACCGTGTAGGTGGTTTAGAAGTGAATAACGCCGGATCGCAGCCGATGCCAGATGTTCACCACCGTGTAGGTGGTTTAGAAAACACTCAACACTAGACGAAACCTTAGACGGGGTTTGTATGTTCAAGTTTTTACTGATCGCCTGCGTTGTGACAAAAGGCGGTACATATCAAGATTGTGCACCAGGCGCGATTTATCAAACACAAGCCGAATGCTATGCAAGCGCCGCAGTCGTTGAAGATGACGCGATGGCGGACGGGTTTTTTTGTGCGTGCTGTTTGTGTTGAGGTGGAGTGATGAGTCTACAAGGACAGCTCGCAATCGCGCAGCGCAAAGGGCAAAAGCATTTTACGTTTTGCTACAACGTGGCAGACATGGCGGATGCTAAAGACGTGCGAACCGCAATGCACGGAAATGACTTGGCTAAAAACGCATGGTTGTGTAACGGCTATTTTTGGTGGTCGGCGGTTATTACCGTGTTTAGCCCAAACGCTGATGGCACGGTGACGGAAGTCAAGGCGTACTGCCGCGATACGATGCGCCGCCGTCCGCACGACTTAACAAAAGACCTGCACAAGGCGATTGAGCGGCTACACAAAGAGCATCCTGATGCTGATATGTCAATCAGCACAGTATCGGTCACTTGCAGCGTGGTGTGCCCAAAATGGAATTCTTGATTTTGTTGCGGTCGTGGCTACGGCTCAAAATCGGCAATATTCGGCAACTTGCAAAGGTTAGCGGATTTTCGATGCGCACGATCTCTTGGTGGGTCAAGGGCAAGATTATGATGAGCGAGTTTGTCGCAGATGTTTTGCTGACAAGCATGGGTGTGATTGAGCAAAAACTGATGGGGTGTGGGAAATGAATATTGATTGGTCAAATGCGCCAGACGGCGCAACCGACTGGCAAAACAGCCTGATTGAGCGTCAAGAGGTGAGCAATCGCGTGGAACAATTGCGGAGCGTTGAAGCTGCGCGGCAGGTTGAAAAAGACGCGGTTAATAACCCATCCCACTACACCACAGGCGGCATCGAATGCATTGATGCTATGCAAGCTATGTTGAGTCGTGACGAATTTATCGGCTATCTGCGCGGCAATGTCTTTAAGTATCAATGGCGCTATCAGCACAAAAACGGCATTGAGGATCTGAAAAAAGCGCGGTGGTATGCAAATCGGCTGATTGAGTTGGAGAGCGGGAAATGAGCGCCCGTCCCAAACTGCCAAGCTTAGCTGAGGTCATCGCTTTGGCTGAGCAGACCGGATTGGATGTGTCTGTCGTCGATTTAGCGCGGATGCACAAGCATAGCGCGTTTAGTGAGCAGGTGGTGAGCGTGTTATGGCTTGATGCAACACCATATCGCAAGGCGGTCTACATGGGGCTTAAGCGATATGTCGGCACATGCAAGAAACACGGCGAGGTTGAGAGGTTTGTGTCGGGTCAAGTGTGTGTGCTTTGCTCAAGAGAGTGTGCTGTGCGATACAAGGCCAACAACCCCGAAAAGCGGATGGCTGCACACAAAAGATGGCGCGATGCTAATCATGATTATCTGATTGTGTATTGGCGGGCGAGATGGCAAAAACGTAAGGGAGTGGCGGCATGAGTCACGTCGAAATGATGCGTTTGGCTGAGTCTGTGGCACTGCAAAGTGTGTGCAAACGGGCGCAGGTGGGGGCTGCTTTGTGGTCGCCTGATGGTGATCGTTACGTTGGCTTTAATCATCGTGCGCCGATGTATTTCAAAAATCCAAAAACCGCTTGTTTGTGCTGTGAGGACTACACCGGAAAAACCCATCCTGATGTGGTTCACGCTGAGGATGATGCGATTTTCTCGGCGCTCACTTATCACGAGGACTTGTCAGAAATGGTGCTGTACGTCACACGGCAGCCCTGTATCAAATGCGCGCAATTGATCACGCAAACAGGCATCAAGTCCGTGTACTACCGCGACGTAGACGACAAGATGGATGGTCTGCACTGGTTGAGATTGTGCGGAATCTCAGTCTTTAACGAGTGGATTGATGATCAGCCACAAGCGGTTTTAGAGCGTGTGCAGCGTACTTGGGCTGATCGGTGGCATGATGTGCAGCCATGATCATCCCTGACTACCAATCCTACGCCCTGACGACAACAGGGCACGGATATTACCGCGTGCATTGGCGTGATGCGCCGAGTCGAGATGATCAAGTGGTCGTGGGTGGTATGCGCTGCCGTGTGATTCAGGTGGTGCATGAAGATGGTGGTGAAAGTAAGGTTTATGTGGAGTGGGTGTGATGAATGCACTGGCAAAGTTTGACCCAAGCCAAGCGCCTTGGGATGTGTTGGAGTTGCTCGCATTGCTCAATGGCAAGGGGCAGTCGTATGAGATCGGTCGTGGCGGTGCGCCGAAAGTGACGGGGCTTGATGTTGCTGGAGCGTTGGCAGGGCTGCCCGATCATATCCAGCGGTATGCGTATCTGCTCGCAGGTGCTGCGCTGCGTCCTGCTGATACTAAACGGGTGGGCAATGCGCTCAAAGTCAAAGTGCGCGATGATTTGGCCAAGTCCAAGGCGACACCCAAAACCGCGACGCTAGACAAGATTGCCGAGGGTATTGCTCGCTGTGCGCTGGTGCAACGGCTCAAGGCCAAAGGGGAGTGTACAATGTGCCATGGCGTGGGCAAGCTGCGTGCTGATGTGCGCATGGTGACGTGTGGCAAGTGTGACGGCACGGGTCGGGCGGTGTATACACTTAAAGAGCGTGTTGAGATAGTCGGGCTGCGTATTAGTGCGGTGGCGTATGCTAAGACGTGGGTGGCTTTTGAAGAGCGGGCGATGAGTTATGTGTATGAGTGGGATGAGCTGATCAGAGGTAACCTAAAACCGCTTGTATCTGGTTAATAGATCTGCTATATAAACACTATGCTGGTCGTATTATGCAAAGCTCACTTCGGTGGGCTTTTTTTGTTGCCCAGCAAAAGTTTAACCCACCGTCGAAAGGCGGTTTTTTACATTTTGGGGTGAGCATTATGGCGGAGGTCAAGCTAACACCAAAGCAAGATAATTTCTGCCGTCTTTACATTGAATTAGGTAATGCAAGCGAAGCGTATCGTCAGTCTTATGATGCTGAGGATATGAATGATTATACGGTTAATCGCAAGGCAAAGGAGTTATTGGATAACGGCAAGATTGCGGCAAGACTTAATCAAATCCGCAGCGAACACATGCGCCGCCATGATTTGACAGTGGGCGATTTGCTAAAAGAGCTTGAAGAAGCTCGTCAGGCCGCATTAGGCGCAGAGAATCCGCAATCGTCGGCAGCGGTGGCCGCAACAATGGGCAAAGCCAAGATACTCGGACTAGACAAGCAGATTGTTGAGCAGACAATCAACGGCAATCTAGCTCACACAATCACGGTCGTCTTTGATGACTAATACCATCTACAAGCCATTACCTGCATTTAAACCGCTATACAAAGCCATCACGACCTTTTACGCCTATCACGGTGGCCGTGGTGGTGGCAAGTCGTGGGGCATTGCAGACTTTACATTGCTCGCAGGTGTGCAAGCCAAGCATCGTGTGCTGTGTTGCCGCGAGGTGCAAAAGTCCATCAAAGAGTCTGTGCATCGTTTGCTGTCTGATCGCATTGAAGCACTTGGTCTGTCGGGGTTTTACGAGATTCTTGAGACTGAGATACGCGGTAAAAACGGCACCACATTTAGCTTTAGTGGATTGCTACAACACACGGTCGCGTCTATCAAATCGTTCGAGGGTGCAACGATCACATGGATTGAGGAAGCGCAGACCATCAGCCAGCGCAGCCTATCTATCCTGATCCCTACAGTATTGCGCACACCCAATGCGATTGTGGTGTTTAGTCTCAATCCATATTTGCCCACCGATCCTGTTTACGCCGAATACGTCGAGAAGCAGCGCGATGATTGTACGGTGGTGCAGATTAACTACACAGACAATCCGCATTGCCCTGAGCTGCTCAAGATCGAAGCTGAGAAGCTAAGAGAGAGCGATCCAGAAGCGTATGACAATATTTGGCTAGGTCGTCCCAAGTACATCGCTGATGGCGCTGTGTACAAAAACGAGTTAGCCAAAGCTCGCAGCGATGGCCGGATTACTCGCGTCCCTATTGATCCGGCGCTCAAAGTCCACACGGTATGGGATTTGGGTGTTAGCGACTCAACAACGATTTGGTTTGTGCAGGTCGTGGGCAAAGAAGTCCGCGTCGTTGACTACTACGAAGCCACTGGCGAGGGTCTGCCGCACTATGCGCGCATCCTAGAGCAACGCGGCTATCTGTACGGCAAGCACTTTGCTCCGCATGACATTGTAGTGCGTGAGCTGGGGTCTGGCGTATCTCGGATTGAGACTGCCAAAAAGCTTGGTATCAACTTTGAGATCGTCAAAAACGTGTCAGTTGAAGATGGCATCGAAGCAAGCCGTCAAATCCTGTCTAGCTGCTGGTTTGACACAGACAAATGCTCGGCAGGCTTGCACGCATTAAGCAACTATCGGCGCGAGTACAACGACAAGATGGGCGAGTTTAAGGCTCGTCCTGTCCATGACTGGGCAAGTCATGCCGCTGATGCGTTTCGGTATCTGGCGCTGTCTGTTCAAGCGATGCACGTCACGCCACCACCACCGCCACCATCCATGCCCAAACGCACACATCATTGGAACCGCAGATAATGACCACGACTGACAAACTCACGCAAGTGCACGAACGCGCTATGCGTGGCTTTGACGCGACTTATGACCCACAGCGCGACAATCGGGCGCAGTGTCTTGAAGATCGCCGGTTTGCGTTTGTTCAGGGTGCGCAGTGGGAAGACAATCTCGGTCAGCAGTTTGAAAACCGCCCGAAGTTTGAAGTTAATAAGGTGTCTTTGGCGGTCACTCGGTTGTTTAGCGAATACCGCAACAATCGGATCACGGTCAACTTCAAATGCAAAGACTCGTCAGGCAGCAAAGAAACTGCCGAAAACATGAACGGCCTGTATCGTGCCGACGAACAAGACTGCAATGGTCAGGAAGCCTACGATAACGCCTTTGAAGAAGCTGTCGCAGGCGGTATCGGTGCATGGAAGATCAAGGCCAAATACGAAGATGAAGAAGATGAGGACGACGACCGCCAGCGCATCGTCTTAGAGCCAATCTTTGATGCTGACCAAACCGTGTTTTTTGATGTGTCAGCTAAGCGTCAAGACAAGGCTGATGCCAAGTACGCATGGCATATTATCAGCATGACGCCCGATGCTTACGAAGAGCGGTTCGGCAAGTCGCCATCGTCGTTTGATGTGGTTGAAAAGAACCAGTACTCATTTGAGTGGTTCTCAGCCGATGTGGTCAATGTCGCCGAATACTACGAAGTCGAAGAAGTTAAGCAAAAGATCGCCTTCTACAAACACGACACCGCCAAAGATGAAGTGAAGTTGAACGAATCTGAGGAAGAAGCCGAAGAATTGGCTGATCAGATTCGGGCGCTTGAAGCTCAAGGCTACTATCGCGCACGCACCAAGACGATCAAATGCCGCAAGGTGCATTTGTATGTGATTGATGCGTCGGGTGTGCTCGAAGATCATGGCTACATTGCAGGCAAGTACATCCCGATCATCCCGATGTATGGCAAGCGGATGTTTGTCGACGGCATCGAACGGGCATGGGGTCATGTGCGCATTGCTCGCGATCCACAGCAGATTTACAACACCATTACGTCAGCACTGGTCGAGATTGCGGCGAGTGGCTACAAGCAAAAACCAATCTTTACGCCCGAACAAATCGCGGGCAACGAAAATATGTGGGCTGATGATGCGGTTGAAGATTATCCATATCTGCTGATCAACCAGACCACAGACGCAAATGGCAACAAACTGCCGCCTGCACCTGTTGCATACACACAGCCGCCACAACTACCACAGGCCATGACCGCGCTGATTCAAGTAGCAGGTGTGGATATCGCCGAACTGACCGGCAATCAGCAAAACGCCGACCAAATGGTCAGCAATATTGCTACTGAAACCGTCGAGAAGATCCATGAGCGCCTAGACATGCAGGCGTTTATCTACATGGACAACATGGCTAAAGCGATGCGGCATAGTGGCTGCGTCTGGCTGTCGATGGCACAAGAACTTTACGACGAGGATGGCCGTGAAATGCGTGCGGTGTGGCATGACGACACCGAAGACACGATTGTGATCAATCAGCCGACCATGAAAGACAATGTGCTGAAATACGAGAACAATCTGTCCGACGGCAAGTATGACGTGGCTGTTGATGTGGGCGCGTCGTTTGCATCTCGTCGTGAAAAAACCGTGTCAAACCTGCTCAAAATGCTGCCGGTTACGCCCGATCCTGAGTTGCAAGCCGTCATCTCAGCCACGATTGTGAGTAACTTGGACGGCGAAGGGCTGTCTGATCTCGCTAAGTTTGGCCGCAAGAAACTACTTGCGATGGGCGCAGTAGAGCCAACCGACGACGAAATCAAAGAGCAACAAGAGCAAGCAGCAGCAATGGCGAATCAGCCGCCTGATGCACAAACCCAACTCATGCAGAAGATGGGCGAGGAAGCGCAGGCCAATGCTGAAGCTGCACGCGCCAAGACCGCCCACACACTAGCGCAGGCTGATAAGGCCAATGCTGAAACCATCAAGATCATGATGGAAGCACAGCAGCAGCAAAACGCGCAAATGGCACAGATCCTACAAATGTTGTCGGCTATGCAAGGCTCACAGCAGCAAAACCAGCAACAAATCGCGGCGAGTGTTGAGACTAATCCGACACCCATGCCGCAACTCCCACAAGGCGTCCAGTCGCCTATCTAAGACTGAGCAATCGAGGTTTTTATGACACTACAGGCTGATGAAAGCTTGGGTACGGACTCGTCTGAGCAATTACCGGACGATGATCTGAACACCGATATTGACACCGACGAAGCTGAGAATGATCCGGCTGATGATGGCGAAGTTGAAGTGACGTTTGGCGAGCCGTCAGACGATGAAGCCCAAGAGAGTGAAGATGATGGTGATGAAGATGCGTCATCGGTCATTCGCAACATGCGCAAACGTGAGCGCGAAAAAGACCGGAAGCTTCGTCAAGCCGAACGTGAGTTAGAGCAACTGCGCAAAGCCCAACAACCACAGCAGCAAGTGCCAGAACTTCCGCCAAAACCCACGCTTGAGTCGTGCGACTGGGATGAGTCTGAATTTGAGCAAAAGCTGATTGATTGGCAAAAGCAAGCTAGTCAGGTTGAGCAAGCCAAGGTTAAAGCGCAAGAGCAGCAACAAGCTTTGGTGCGCGAAGCAGAAGCCAAGCGAACCGCTTACCAAGAGGGTGCAAAGAAACTCAAGGTTAAAGACTTTGCGGATGCCGAAGAAGAAGTCGTTTCAATCTTCGATCAGGCACGGCAGAGCATCTTGCTTGAGGCTTCCGATAATCCAGCACTGCTGGTATATGCCCTAGGCAAAAATCCCGCCCAACTCGAACGTCTGTCGAAAATCACCAGTCTAGCCAAGTTTGCCGCAGAACTCGGCAAGCTCGAAAAGGATCTGAAAGTGTCGAAACCAACCAAACCAGCTCCTGCTGACACCAACTTGCGCAGCAATGCGCCCGCGTCAGGCAGTAGCAAGAAATTAGCTCAACTTGAAGCTGATGCAGAACGGACGGGCGACCGTACCAAACTGATCGCTTACAAGAAAAGCCTTCGCAAATAATCCATGAGGTTTTGAATTATGGCTACCAGTTTTACCAAGCAAGAACAGGTGATGTTTGATAACGTCATCGAAGGTTTTGATGACTTGCTCGTCATCGCAAAAGGCGCTGAACTCTATAACCCATTGACCGCACAAGAAGCAGTCAATGCTCAAGATAAGTTTTGGCTTCCATCCCCAATGATTGGCGCGTCGTATGACGGCTTTGATCAGTCCGCAAACTTTGATGGTCTGACTCAACTCAACGTGCCATGCTCAGTTGGGTATCACAAGTCTATCCCCAAGACGCTGAGTTCCAAAAATCTGCGCAACACGTTTGCCATGAACCAGTATGGTGTGGCTTCCAAGCAAAAATTGGCGTCTGACGTCAACTTGGCGCTGTTCAATACCGCTGCGCTGTATGGCTCGGTCGTATCGAAGCGCACCGGTGCAGCGACTGGTTACGACGATGTGGCCGACTTGGATAATCGCTTTACGCGTATTGGTGTGCCACAAGATGGCCGTATGGCGTTTTATGCGCCTAGTGCCATGAATGCGATGGCTGGCAATTTGGCTGGTCGTGCTGAAGACTCCGCTCGTTCGCGTGATGCGTATGAGCGTGCGATGATCCGTAGCGACGTTGCGGGCTTTCAGGTGTTCAAGAACGACCAAGAAATCCGCCTGACTGCTGCGACTGGTGGTGCTGTCTTGGTGAATGGTGCCAACCAACGCACTGTGCCTGCTGCAACCGTTACTAGCGCAGGTCTGACCGAAAACAAGGACAACCGCTACACCGATCTGGTTGTTGATGGTGGCACTTACGCCAACACCAAAGTCGGCGATGCTTTCACCATTGATGGGGTTTTTGAAATCCATCTGATCACCAAGCAAAACACCGGCAGCCTGAAATCGTTCCGTGTGGTCGATAAGCCTGCCGCCAATACCATCCGCATCTATCCAGCAATCATTGATGCTGCCGAAGGTTCAATCGGCTCGAAAGAGTACGCGAACGTATCGAACGCACCCGCTGACAATGCTGCGCTGACTTGGCTCAATACTGTTGACGCGCCGATGAATCCGTTCTTCCGTAAGGAATCGCTGATTCTTATCCCCGGCTCGTACAGTGTGGATGCTGCTGACGGTTGGATGGTTATGCGTGCTACCACCAGTTTGGGTATTGGCATTACCTACACTCGCCAAGGCTCAATCAATGACCTGAGCGTCAAAGCTCGTTGGGATATTGATTTTGGTACTGCGTTGCTCAATCCAGAAATGGCTGGCGTGCAGTTGTTTGGTCAGTCCTAATCAACACCACGACAATAGGGGCTTAAATGCCCCTTTGTCGTTTCTGGAGCTTTGAAAATGCAGAATCCGACGATGTTGTACAAAGCAGATGGCGACACCGAAGTGTGGGGGATGATGCTGCAAACCACAGTTGTGGATGCTGACGAAGTTGAGAGTTATCTCATTGACGGATGGGTTGATCATCCGCATAAGGTGGCGCAATCGCCTGAGCCTAAAACTCGTCTGAGCAAAACAAAATGATCAAAAAACGCTATCTCATCGACCAAGCCATGACCGAAATCGGCATGGGTGGCTATCAGTTTGATGCATCACCCGAAGAGCAGGCCGATATTTTGCGCCAAATGGACGCAATGGTTGCGGTCTGGTCGTCAAAAGGTGTTGATATTGGATATGTTCTGCCAACCAATCCGACCGACAGCGATCTTGATGATGATAGCGGTATTGAATTGCAACACGCGGCGGCGGTTTATAAATCGCTCGCCGTTCAGATTTGCCCGATGTATGGCAAACAACCAAACATCTTGCTTGTCAAAACACAAGAGGATGCCTATAACGCCATGCTGTCCAGCGTGGCTGTTATGCCAGAGCGCCAATATCCAGACCGGTACCCATTAGGCGCTGGCAATCGTCGCTTTAGACGTTGGGGTTATTAATGCAAGTGCCCGTGCTTAGCGGTATTTATGCCGATGCAAAATCTGATTTTCGCACGTCATATCCAGTCAATCTTGTGCCAGTGCCCAAAGATACGGGCATCAGCAAAGGCTACCTACGCACCGCTGATGGCATTGCTCACTTTGCTGATACTGGTGGGTTGGATCGTGGCGGTATCGTGTGGGGTGGTGTGCTGTATCGTGTGTGTGGCGGTTCGCTGGTTCGAGTCAATCAAGACGGTAGCCTGTCCGCTATTGGATCGGTCGGCTCAGGTGGTCGCTGTTCGTTCGATTATTCGTTTGATCGGCTGGCTGTGTCGTCTGGTGGTCGATTCTATTACTACAACGGTGCAACGCTGACACGGGTCACTGATGCTGATCTTGGCGTGGTGGTTGATCATGTATGGATTGACGGGTACCACGTCACCACAGATGGCGAATTCATCGTCGTTACTGAGTTGAATGATCCGACTGCGGTCAATCCACTCAAATATGGCTCAAGCGAGTTTGATCCTGACAATATTGTCGGGCTGCTCAAGGTTCGTAATGAATTGGTTGTATTGAACCGACACAGCATTGAAGTGTTTGATAATGTCGGCGGCGAGTTATTCCCGTTTCAACGTATTGATGGGGCGGTGATTCAAAAGGGCATTGTTGGCTCTCATGCAAAATGTATGTTTGCCCAAACATTTGCTTTTGTTGGTGGTGGTCGCAACGAACCAATTAGCGTTTATGTGGGTGCTAATGGTGGGGCGCAAAAGATCGCCACACGCGAAATCGAATCAATCATTGCTCAATACGCTGAATCGCAACTATCTGGCATGGTGGTTGAGTCTCGTGAGCACGAAACTCACCAATGCTTGTATATCCATTTGCTCAACGAAACATTGGTTTATGACTTGGCAGGGTCGTCGGCTTCTGGACAGCCAGTTTGGTTTATTTTGAAAAGTGGTAGTGCTGCAAATCAGCAGTATCGGGCTATTAATTTTGTTTATGCCTACAACAAATGGATCGTGGGTGACAAACTGCAAGCCACGCTTGGCTACATGACCGATGCAACATTTGCCCAATACGATCAGCCCACAGGATGGCGCTTTGATACGGCGCTGATCTACAACGAAGGCATGGGCGCGATTATCAATTCAATCGAGCTTGTGGGTACCGTAGGGCGTGCAGCAACAGGACAGCAGCCTAGTGTGTTTTGCTCGTACACCAAAGATGGGTTGACGTGGTCACAAGAGCGCAGCAGATCAGCCGGTTTGCGTGGTGACTATGCTCACCGCATGACGTGGCACCGGTTTGGCGTTCGATTTGGTCATTGGCTTGGCTTGCGCTTTCGTGGCGTTGGCTCGACCACTTTGGCGATTCCTCGCCTTGAAATTCAGGTGGAGCCATTGAATGCCTAACTTTCTGAAACTGCCCCGTGACTTGATTGCCAAAATCACAAGTGATCCACGATCAATCCGCTTTCTTGAAAACCTGCAATCCCAAGCGTTTGATTTGTTGCCCACAACGATTCAAGAGATTTTGCTGGCCGTTCAGCAAGCACAAGTCGCCGCTGATGATGCAAAAAGCATGGCGATTCAGGCGATGAGCCAAAAACCTGATGACGCGCTTGGCTTGGTGGGCACTCCATTTTATCCAAACGATCAGATGATTGGCTTGGTTTCTGTTTTTGATGCGCCGATTGATGCGCTTGGCTTGGTCGAGGTGTCATTGTGACCATTGAATACAAACAGGCGTATAACGACACGCTAAACGCTGGCAGCAACACGCTGTACACCGCTCCAGCCGGTACGCTTGCCCAGATTCGAGCAGCAACCGCTCACAATCCAACGGTATTGCCAGTCGTTTTGGTTGTGTCAGTTGGTGGCAATCAGTTTGTTAAAAAGACACTGGCTGCCGATGCAACACAGATTTTGTCCGAGCTACTCAATCATCAGATCAATGCTGCGCAGACCGTCACCGCAACCGGCGAAAATCTGAACATCATCCTATCGGTTGCTGAGGTGGTGTGATGTATTTGGCGCGTGTCTACGATGTTGATGTGATCAACAGCATCCTGACACACCCATCTATTGCTGATCAGTTGTGTGATGACCATACGGTTGGTGCAAAGATTCAGGATGCTGAATCGTTGGAATGGATTGGAGTTCACAAAAACGGCGCGTGTCATGGGGTGTTTCTGCTGATCCCACAAAATACAGTCACAGTAGATATTCACACTGCATTGCTTCCTGATGTTCGCGGCAAAGAGTCCAAACAGGCGGGTAAGCTGCTGCTTGATCTGATCTTTTCTCGGTACTTCAAGGCGGTCACAAGCGTTCCGTCTAATAACCGCGTGGCGGCATGGTTCGCTGGTTCGCTTGGTTTTAAACACGAAGGCGTCAATCGCCAGTCTTTTTTGAAAAATGGTGTTTTGCTCGATCAGGTATTGATGGGTATGACACGGGAGGAGTGGTTATGCCTGCAGTAGCGGTGGCAGCTGGGTTGGGAGTGGCTGGAAGCGTCATTGGCGGAATACAAGCCAATCGTGGCGCAAGTAAAGCGGCTAATGCTCAGGTTCAGGCTGCGCAGTTGGGTGTCGAAGAAAATCGACGCCAGTTTGACTTGGTGCAATCCCTTCTCAAGCCTTACGTTGAAGGCGGTACGGCTGCATTCAAACAACAGCAGAATCTGTTGGGCGTTGGTGGTGCAGCCGCACAACAACAAGCGATTGGCG